TATATCGTTTTACCATAGTGACAAACCAATCCGTGACCGCGTTGTAGTCTACAGTTGCGCTCTCGCACAGCGTAAGCCAGCCGTTATCCGCCCACGTTTTATATGGCGCTTCGCGCTTGTCCGACGATTCCACCTCGTCAACACGCACTTTCGGCAAAAAATACTGCTGCAGCACATAATAATTGTCGTCGCCCGGCTTGCGGATTAACAGCGTCGCGCAAGTCAAGTCGGTTGTCGCCGATAAGTCGCACCCGCCCACCGCGTAACTGTTGGACAAATACTCCATTTCAACGACATTCTCATTTACTATGCTTTGGTACGGCAACCACGCCGACGCGGTGCTCTCCGGCAGATTAAAGTCTTTTGTCAACAGCGTCGGAAGATATGACGGCTTGCGCTTTGCCAGCTCCACACCGTCAGTTAAAAATTTAACCGACTTAATTTTCCCAAGCCCCGGATTAGCTTTTGACCAATATTCCGGTTTGTCCCACTCGTCGCGGCTGTCCAGTTCATATATCAGCGGGAGCAGGTTATAATCCTGATACCCCTCGTCCCACATCGCGACATGCGCCGCGTAGTCATATGTATCATCGAAAAATCCCTCGCGCACATTTCCGTTTGTCGATATAAGCCACGCCAGCGGCTGTTCGCGCACGCTCTGGGATTGTTTCAAAACATCATAAACGGCGGAAGTCTGCGCCGCGTGAATTTCATCCAACGAAAAGAACGACGCGTTTAATCCGTCCATCGTCGACGAATCGGCAGACAGCGATTGAATTTTGGACATGAACATCGGACAATAAATATCCCCTTGCCGCTTGCGCGTTACCGCCGCCAGCTCAGGGGATTGCAGGCGCATGTTCACCGCCTCGTGATATATAAGGTTTGCTTGATCGCGTTTATTGGCGGCGCAGTATATTTCCGCGCCGTATTCGCCGTCGTTTAATAACATGCTCCATTCTACAGCCGCAGTTTCACTCGATTTCCCGCACTTCCGACCACGAATGTCAACAACCTCGGTAATGCGCCGTATTCGCGTATTTTTATAACGCCAGCCGAAAACAAGCTGTATTTTTGCTTTTTGGAATAATTCGAGTAAAAATGGTTGACGCGCGAATCTTCCCTTTGAGTGACGGCAGAATTTTTCGATAAAATCAATATGCCGCTCGCCCTCAGCCTCATCAAAGTAAAAAGGGAAGTCGGCAGGCGGATTATCTATCCAGCCCGTTTCGCGTCTGTATACCGCCGCGACCTTTTGCGACACGATTTCCTCGCCGCGATCTATCGCCGCAAGGTATGCTTTAACCCAATTCATTTTTGCGCCGCTTTGACAAACTTAATGAGTTCTCCGCCCGGCGGCATTGCCGCGCTATTTGTCGGAAGCGCGTCAGCAAGCTGCTTCATTATCGACTGATAGTTTTTATTCATGGTGTTATACATCCGCACGACCGGGCGCTCTCTGTCGTATGGCGGCGCGTTCTCCGACTGCGTGAATTTTTCATATGATCCGTTAACCGCGATGTCGCGCGCGTAATCTTCCAACGTCACCCGCATAAACGCGGCGTTATCAATCAGCCCGTCATATAACTTTTTGCTATCTTTGTTCATGTCGCGAAATAATAAGTTAAGTTTCTTTTTTTCGGATGTTATCCGTTCATCTATTGTCTTTTCTTCGCTGAATAATCCCATTAATATCACCTCTTTTTGACAGGGGGTCATGTGTGGTCAGCCGGTTCAGCGGAGGGGCTCGCTTCGGTTTCCATGTTCGCCTGTTGTCGAGTTACCCACCGGGGGGTATCACCACTCGCGGACGCCTCCGGCTTGCAAATATCCATCCGCATCAAAACGCAATCCATCATCGCCCCGCTTTGTTATCCGCGTGTGGCAGTCGTGGCACAACGATACAAGCAAATCAAGATTGAGCGATATGCTCTTGTCGTGTATGTTGCCTTGCGTCAATGTAATCGTGTGATGTACCTCGTCTGCCCGACCGCCGCAATCGCGGCAAGTATAGCCATCGCGTTTTAGCGCTACACGACGCAACGACCGCCACGCCTGCGAATTATAAAACTGCACAGCCCACGGCGCAGGCATATCATCACCCCTAAACACCGCAAGCCCCCACCCCAGCCGTTATAGCGGTGTACATTCCCTCGCCTTGCGGCGCAACCATAACAAAAAGGGACGCACGCCGCGTCCCTACACTTTTCACCATATGTATTATACCATAAATACAGGATTATAATTATAGTCTTTTTATAGTCTACTCTTTATATCCCCTGATCCCAGCGTATCGGCGAAGCGCATTGTCCTTGATCTGATATATGCGTGATACGGATAAATGTAATGCACTTGCTGCGCGCGTTTCCCATCCATACGCGCGGCGCACAAAACACAAGTCAAGCGTTATTCGTTCGTCTTGCGGTAACGCGTCAAGCGCCGCAAGCAATGGTATACACTTGCCATATAGCGTCGCATATTCTGCTGACACGGTTTCGCATTTTGCAATAAGCGATCCTATCTTATCTTCTTCATGCGATTTGCCGCCCGGCACCAATGACAATGAATACCCGCCATAATTATATTTTGCCTTTTCAAGTTCCTCAATGCGCGCCAGCATGTGCGATGCCGTATTAAGCCAGTCGCCAAGACGCTTTAATTCTTCCGCCGCTTCGGGATATTTATATTTCATATCCTTGCCTCTTCTTTTTATAATAATATTGCGAACAATTATGCGATGCTCGTCCTAACTTATCCCCGATTTCATTCCAATTGTGATTTTCTGCGCGCATAATAAACATTGCTTTTACTTCATCATCCGTCCATTTTTTATATGTGCTTTGCGATTCTTTTTCATCCGTTATTAACCCGGCATTAAGTAGTATTTGGATAATGCGGCCGCTGCCGCACGCGTTAAGCTGTGATAATATCTTTATCTGCCTTTTTGTTTTCCCGCTCTCTAACCAGCTTTTAATTATTTCATCGTCGCTCCACGGCAGATTCATCGTCCCGTACTCCCGAACCCGTTATCGCCGCGTTCCCCATCGCCGAGCATGTCCAGCCGACCAACCTGTATCGCGTTAAGCGGGTCTATTTGCACAACAACCAATTGACTAATTTTATCGCCCACGTTGACCGTGTACGGTTCTGCGCCGTGGTTGTATAATTTTACAATTATACTGCCTGTATAGCCGCTGTCGATTAATCCGGTGCTTGTTATCCCGCGCTTGACGTTAAGCCCCGATTTGCTTACCAATAACCCAGCGTAAAGCGGCGGTATCGCTACATGCACGCCTGTGTCAAACGTGGCGCTCTCTCCGGCGTATATGGTTACGGTGTCACGTGAATATAGGTCGTAGCCTGCGTCGCCGCTGTGTGCCTTGCTGGGCATTGCAGCGCCGGGATCGAGATATACTTTCATATTGCCAATTCCTCCCCAATTACTATTTGTTGTCCTTCGCGCGGTTCATTTATGTAATCTGATAACATTTTATCGTTTGCTTCATTGAAAAACTTTTTTGATACTTCAAAACCGTATGCGTGTCTGTTCAATTCGGCGGCGGCTCTTAATGTCGTACCGCTCCCCGCGACCGGATCAATAACCACATCGCCCTCGTCTGTAAAAATCTCTATCAGCCGCTTTATTACATTTACTGGCTTTTGCGTGGGATGTATGCGCGGGTATTCCTTCGTGCTGTCGCGTTTCCATTCAAACCAGTTATAAATCATTTTTCCTTTTTCGGTTTCCGAGCGCCCGTTATTGAATTTTGGCAGCTTATCACGATATAACACTACCGCAAATTCTGTCGCGCCGACAATTTTCATGTTTGCCTTTAGTACCTGCGCGCTGTAATTTTTGATGAAGAATAGCGGATAGCTGTTATTAAATCCGTATTTTATTCCGTTTTCAATAACGGTCGGTATTTGCTCAAACGCGCAAAACACAATCATGGCGGGCGCTTTCCCGCGTTCTGCCGGTTCTTTTTTCAATAGCTTACTGCAAAAATGCATGTATTCTACTATATTAAAATCTCCGTCGCCGTTAAAAAATGCCTTTTTTGCCTTTTTGCTTTCGCCGTTGTTGTTATCGCCGCCGACATACCACTCCGTACTACTTGCATAAGCGTTTTTTCCTAAATTGTATGGTATATCGGCTATTACAAGCTGGGCGCGCGGGATTCCGTATCGCTTAAAGTTTTGAAAATTGTCATTGAATAGTTTGACTTTTAATTTGCGCGGCTCCATTGCCATTCCTTTACGCTCCATATTTTTCAACGTTGTATTCTTCCGGCATTTTATCAAACAGCGCCTTAACCTCAACATTCAGCTCGCCGTCGATAATTTTGCAATTGATAATCTCGTTAATCCCAAACTCCACGCAAAACGCTTCAAGCGCGTTATGCGATATTATCAAGTGCAAGCGCCCGTTGCGGATAATGCTGTCAACGTTGTGACGCAGGATAAACTTGTCCAGCCGCTTTTGCATATCTGCGTCGGACGCAGCGCGCCGGATTTCATAGTCGGTTTTTGTCATGGGTTATTCCTTTCGTTAAAACTTATTATTTTATTTTCCTTTACCAGTTCATCTACATCAACGCCCATCTCGCGTAGCTTCGCCCTTGCGATATACATACCGCCGTCGTCCATTTCATAATGGCGTTCCAACTCGCGGCATCCGGCGGTCAATGCGGCGTGTAGCTTTATCAGTCGCTCCCGACCCAGCCCCAGCGTTTCACGCGCCGCCCACAACGCAAGCGCGATATAGTCAGCTTCATGCGCCCGCGTGTGTTCGGCAAGCTGGCGGTTGATTTCACGGTGGAGCTGGGCGGTTTGGTTTGTGGTGCGGATTTGTGGGATTCGGGATTTCATGTTGATGTGCCTTTTAATGCAGCTTCGGCGGCTTCGCGGGTGAGGAATACGGTTTTGCCGCGATAATATTGCATTTGAACGGTTCCGTATCTAGCTCCGCTGTTTCTACAATAATCTCCAAGCGTAGTAACGCCGCTTCCTGTTTTGATTTTGATGTTGTTTCGCTTATTATTCATCTGTTCGAGATTCGTTTTCCACGAACAGTTCTCTGGGCAATAGTTCCCCTCAGGGTCGTTTCTGTCGATTGTCAGATTGCTTGCGTATCCGTTTCTAAGTGCCCAATCCATAAATCCAGAGAACTGTATCCAAGCATCGCATATTTTTATTCCACGCCCACCATAATTTTTGTAATCCTTATGGTTCGGATTAAGGCACCTTTGCTTCATGCCACGCCAAGAATTATATAAGCGAGTGCCTACCATTCCGTGCTTAATCAATACTACCACCACCCTTTGGCAGCACCACCAGCCGCCCCTCGCGCTCTGCTTTACACAGTATCGCAAGACGTTCAAGAGTGATTTCCTGCTCATTTTCGGGGCAGATTATATCCTCAAGTTTTGCAAGGCGACGTATCATTTTGGGAATTTTACATGGCGTGGGTTCCATGCAATTACGGTTGCAAACATTATCAAGCTCGCATAATTCCCATGTATCATAAACAACTTTGTTTGTATCCGGGTTTGTTAATCTGCTCATATTATCCTTTCTGTGGTATTTCCGTTATCATTAACGGTGTCTTTCGGCGGCTCTGGCAGTGGTATCCATGCGTCAATCTCCATCCCACGATACAGACTGTTTCCGACACGGTAATCGCCCTCGCCTAAGTATTCGCCCGACCTGATTTGGTCGGATTCCTTGTGCGGCAAATATAATAATACTTTTTGTCCTATGTCTGGTGTTTTATATTCCGCATTTGTCCAGCGCGTAGCCTTTTCCAGCGCGTCGCACAGCTCGGGGACGAGTGTGCGGGAGCGGGCAATGAGGGCGGCGTTCCCGGTTTTGGGGCTTATTCCAGAGCATATATTTTGCTGTGGAATCCCGTCATATGCGACCGTAACAACTCCGTGCGATACGACGCTGTTACCACGTTCTATGCCTCTCCACGGCCCCGGCGTAGCCGTCTCGCACAGTTCCCGCGCTTCGGTGATTAGGTCGGTCATGTGGTGGCCTCCATTCAATAAGAATCCCGAACTCGGAATTGAACTAAAGTGCAATAATGCTGCGTACGCTCATCAGCAAAAACCAATTCTCGCTTAACTTCTCGCAAAGAAACCGTGTAGTGACTGTGGTTATCAAAATCATTTTTAATCTCGCTTACGCTTTCTTCTACAACAGCGTTATGAGCTTCTGCCGATTCGCTTGTTGTATCTATTGCGCACACCGTTCCATACCATTCCCCCTTTTAGAATTTCCGATGGAACTGGTATTCTTGTAATCGTTATATCATTCATTCCGTCCCCTCCGTTTCCGCTGGCTTGCGGCGGTTCCATGCGGCGATGGCCTTTTTTTCGCTTGTAAAATACACATTATCCGCTTTGTAGATAAGGCAATCTATATTTGTGCATATAGGCTCATACGCCTTGACCGTATCTTTCTTGCCATATCGCGGATATCTTGTGTCCTGCTGTATTGTTGCTATACCTCCGCAAAACGGGCATGGCAGTAGTTTCAATTCACTCATTTGGGACCTCCTTCCACCTGCGCCCATCACAGGCTCCATTATGTGCTTCGCGGTATCGTCCGTATTTCAGGCACAGCTCGTTCCGTGCGTCTTGCGCCCTGCGCTGGGAGGCGGCGAGCTGGGCTTGCAGGGATTCAATTTCTTCTTTACGCACTTCCGCTAAAGCGCTCATAACTTCGTATGCACCGCGCATTTTATCAAATTGCGCCTGTAGCGTTTTTACAATCTCGTCTGCGTTCATTTCTCTTTCCTTTCTGCGGCACTCGCCGCAAATCTGCTTTTTGTTACGGCTATCGGGTATGGCTCAACCTCCGCGCCGTTAATTTTGGTTACGTTTAAGTGGTGTTTCATACTTTATCCTCCGCTTTCCCGGCCCACTGTTCAGCCATCGCCCTGGCAATGCCGGGGAAAGTTTTACTTCGCAGCTTTGTTCTTTCCTCTTTAGGGAATCCCATTGTGTTCATATGCCACGGAGAGTCGGTACCTTTACCGTTCTTGTAGGTAATAATGTTCGGCTCTACGTTGTTTGTTGGCTTCAATTCAGGTAACCCCTTGAGCCACAAACAAGTCCCTTTCCTTTCAGGATCGCCAAACATATACGGGTGGATAATCTGATTAGGTTTTCTATAAATCGTAGACATTACACCGATCGGATTCTCGATGGCAATCTTCTCGCAGTCAGCATTTGCAAAAGCCATAAAAAACTTTATTGCTTCTTCACGATCTTTGTGACGCTTAATTGCCTTTTCTCCGTATCGTTCTATATTGAACCACCGATTCCCCGTTACAGTCAGATATGTACACGGAGGAAAAGCAATAATCATGTCCCACTTTTCCTTGAGAAGCGGTATAACATCCTGCTGCAAATGCCACTCCGGATGCCCTCCGCTACAAGGTTCGATATCGCAAGAATACGCCTCATGCCCCAACTTCCGCAATTCAATCGTGACCGCCTGCGATTCCTCACAAGCTACAAGTACTTTCACTTCGTCATAGTCCTTTCTCGTCGCGCGGCGATTTAAAAAAATCTGTAGTTCAGTTCCTGATTCAACATGTCCCACCGAAAGATCTTGTCGTCCGTTGAAATAAAACCATCGTCCTCAAGCTGAAACCGCTCGTCAAAATCGTGTACCGTGTGACCGTCTGCTTTGAACGTCACGGGGCTATCGGTATCCCATTTGAGCATCAATTCCCAATATTCGGGATATTGCTTACGAAGCAATCGAAGTAGCCCTACGCCTTGATTGTGACAGAACCAGCACCCGCCACGGGCTGACTGTGTATAGATTGGGGAGAGCAAACCTAAGTCCTCACATATCTTCCGTGCCTCGGCCTCCGTTACGTCCCATTCAACCAATGGCGAACGCTTACGATCTGTGAGGTTATGAAAGCGGTTTGGTTCGTCGGCGGCAATTCCTATGTAACAAATATTGCCTTTTTCAACTTTGTGCATAGGTGGCATTTTAAGCGTACTCTGGCACTCTGAGCCTCCAATCATAGGCCATCCGATTATTGTTCCAGCGCGGTTTCCTTTCGCGCGTTTTGTATAAAACAACTTCTCATAGCTTTTTGAAGCGTGAACGTGTTCAACCTCAATCCCATATCGTTCCTTGATAATCTTGTCTGCCTTTTCCTTAAACTCCATCATCGGTGGTAAGTCGGCAGGAATTGTATCCGTTGCCATAATTTCAACATGCACAATTCGGTCAAGCGGCATGTCGTGCTGTTTGATAATTTCCAACATGGCACATGAATCTTTGCCGTAACTTAACGAGGCTATGTATTGCATTTCCCTACATCCACTTTCATCTCGTCATAGTCCTTTCTCGTCAGAAAGGCTGCCGGCAATTAAAGCGCTGCCTATGACTTTGTTTTAATTATTTACAGTTCTTTCTTTAAATTTATTCATGATTCTTTTTTCCTTTCATTTCAGCGCTTCGCGCGCTGTTTTTTTGTGCATAAATTGTTACGGTTATGCCGTCATTTTCATCGAATTCTTGATGTAACGCTTTTAAATGTCCGCGGTTATCGTCGACGAGCAGTCCGTATTTTTTTATGCCATCGATTACCGATTTTGCGACAAATCCGTGATTATCAATATCAAGCTTGTCGTTATATGCTATCGTTATTTTTGCCGGTGATAATAACGGTTTGCGCGGTATCTTGTTCGACCACATGGCGGCGTATGTAGCAAGTTCAAGATTTTTCTTTTTCCCGTACTTGTCATATTTGTCGGATAGCTGGTTCATCGAATATTCGTAATTCAACCGTACAGGGATTTTGAATATACAAACTTGCTCGTATTCGGCAGGCTCCGGCTTATGCTTCATTGGCGGTTCCTCCGGCGTTCTTTTCCCATGACAATGTTTCGGATTCGGCATATGGAGCGAAAAATCGGTGCGAACGAGTGTCATACTTGAGCTTTATTTCGCCGAGATCGCCATATGCCCGGTTTTTCATTACTGTCAATATCGCGTCACAGTCTAATTCTGCTCTTTTCTTATCGTCACACTTACGCATGGCGAATAGGTTACAAGCTGCGTTTGGTATGATTCCGAGTCCCGCCACGTCGTCGCCATCGTCTATCGAACCTTTTCTCGGATGCGCGACGCAAAACACATGAACATTGTATTTTGCCGCGAATTTCCTGAGCTTTATAACGAAATTCGCTTGTGACTGTAACATGTCACCTGCGCGTCCCTCGATATTTACGGTCATAAGGTTATCCACAATGAACAGCCTGCAATCGTAGCGTCTGAATGCCGCTGTAAAAAGGTTTATTATGCTCTCCCGTTCGTCAATCTCAATTTGCTCGTTGTCGTAAATCCAAAGTTTCTCGTTAAGCCACGCGTCGATAATCGGTTCTATATCGGGATTAACGATATAACTATCGCGTCCGGTACGGCGGTCTGTGATTTCGGTGACGTTTAAATATCCGGCAGCGCATAGCATAAGCTGATATTTAAGCCTATCTCTCGGCACTTCGCCCGAATACATGCAGACATTGATACCTTGGTTAACCGCGCTGACCGCAAGCTGGTTTATCATTGCGGATTTACCTTCGGCGCGCTTTCCGGTCCATACCGATATATCTCCGTCGTACATGCCGCCGATGATCTTATCAAGCGGCTTGATGTTTGATAAAAATCGCCCGATTTTAGTATAGTCAACAGGGATGATGTCTCCGATATTTATTAAGCCGTCAACGGGTTTAGGCTTTAGGGAGTGGAATATTTTTGTTATCGCCACTTCTCCGTATCGGAACAATATTTCGTTTACATCCTTGCAACCGGAGTAGGTTGAATAATCGGGCAACAATACTTTTTTATCGGGAAACTTATGATCTATGTCAAGCGCCATTTTTTGACCGGGCGCGTCCGCGTCACCTATAACCGCTATGGTTTCATACTGTTCGAGTATGTCTTCGCAGGTGTCAATCCACGTAAAATCTTCGGCTCCGGACGGAACTGAAACGATATTAAGCGCGCCCAGCGTTAACTGGCGAAGCGTCATGCAGTCGAACTCACCCTCGGTTATATACAGGGTTTTTCTTCTCGGATCGCAAAGGTGCAAGCCAAAAAGAATCGGTTCCGTTTCAGCCTCCCGCCACATCTTCCGCTCGCCTTTTTCTATTTTGCGAGCCGGTCGAAACTTCACGAAGGTCGGCTTTTTTTCTTCAAACGCTTCTTTCGTCCGGTAAAACGGGATTACGATGTTCCCGTTACCGTCAGATGAAATGCCGTATAAGGCAGCCGTTTCTTTTGTGATTTTACGCTTTGCGAGATAATCCAGCGCTTGACTTGACGCATCGACTATCGGCGTGGACGATGGTTTATAAACTTTTTTCCGCGGCTTTTGCGTAGGCTTGTAGGTTTGCTCTATAGTCACTCCGTATTTGTCGCAAAGCTCCTTGAAATGCCCCTTTTCACCGCAGGAAGCGCGCTTGCAGTTGTAGGTGTGGTTTTCGGCATTCAATGCGAATGTATACTTGTCATGCGCGTCCCCGCCTTGACAAAATGGGCAATATGTCGGGATAATCTCTGAGCCGTGAGATTTGTATTCGCCCAAATACGCATTAGCGAATTCCAGCTCGTTCATGTCAGTTTAAAAACCTGTATTTACTCTCAGGTTCAGGCGAAACAGTCCCTTCATCCTCCCATCGCCGCTGGTTCAGGTATGTAGACGGCATGGGGATGAATTGACCGCTATCCTTTGTCCATTGCGGAGACTGGCAGGCGTTTTTAACCGCACTTAAAATAAGCGGCGTCATTTTTTCGTCCGGCTTTATCTTCGCCCATGCTTCTGCTGCTTTTTTCTTGCCATCTTTGCGTGGATAAATCGCCCAGAACTCGTTGAAGTCCTCGGATTTGCTTTTTTTCGGCTTTGCCGGCGTCTCCCCTTTGGGGGATATAGGGGGATTATCTGTGTTTATATCTGCGTTTACATCTGGGAGTATATTATTATTAATATTACTATTAATACATTTGCTGTTATTCTCAAATGCATTTGCGTTTATTAGCAAATGCATTTGAGGTATTTTGCAAATGCATCTGCCTTTTTCGGTAAGCGCATACCACGTCGTTCTATCGCGCCTATCTTGTGAGTAATTGGCGGTTATGATGATTTCTTCTTCGATAAGCTTGTTGATGGCGTATCTTATCTGACACGGCGTTAAGTACGGGAACAACCTATTGAACGCGGTTACGCTGTTGTATGTCCAATATCTGCCGTCGATGAAGTTTTCCTCGTTAGCTTCGTTCTTGACAACCCAAAACGCGATATTGTTTAAAATGATCGCCGCGTTGACGCCGTATTCCTGCGCCACATCTATATCAAATTGGTGTGTCATGACTTAACCTCCGGCTTTTTATTAATTCTTCTAAATGCTTCGTCTTGCGAAATCGGTTTTCCGAACATCAGCGGCGAAAATTCTATTATAGCCATGCAGGAATCCGATGCGCAGATGAATTTTACCGTTCCGTCCCTTGCTTCGCTTGGTATTAATTTATTGCCGCAAAATGGGCAAAAACCGCTTGATTTTGTAACCATGTTTTCCTCCTGTCTTGTAAATGTGCTGATTTTATTTAGGTGTCGCTAACCTTTAAAAAGGCAGATCGTCTTCGTGGGTTATGTCAACGAAGTTTCCCGGTCCTTCGGTATCTGTTGGCGCAGCTTGAGCGGTTTCCGCTGGAGCTGGAGCAGACGGCGCTTGAGATGATTCGCCTTTACCGTCAACGAAGTGTATTCGTTCGGCTATGATTTCGGTGGAGTAGCGCTTTTGACCGTCCTTGTCTGTCCATTGCCGGTCTTGCAAGCGCCCCTCGATAAGTATTGAGCCACCCTTGTGAAAGTATTTCCCTAAGAAATTGGCGGTTTCGTTCCACGCCGATACGTTGAAGAAATCTGCTTTTTGTTCTGCCGAGGTTTTGCGGTTGACCGCGACTCTGATAGACGCGACAGCTAATCCGGTTTGTGTGCTGCGCATCTCCGGTTCAGCGCACAATTTACCGGCGATAATTACTTTATTAAAATGCAAGTTTGACATAATATTCCCTCATGCAACATTTGTTATATTTCCTAAATGCAAACGCTTGACAAGATATTCGTCGAGCGTTATAGGTTCGAGATGATGTTCTTCGTATATTTCTTTTTCGTTTTCGTGATGTACTTTATCGTGCCACTCGGGAGACAATGGCATAACCCTCATTCCGACATGGCATATCTGGTCGCGCTTTCTCATCCCTACTCGGTCTACATGGTGTATCTGCGCTCCGTCGCGCCCTGTGATGGCGCACAATCGATGCTCCACGCATTTGTATACATACCGGTATATATCCTCGGAACGCGCCCAGAGCGGCTCTGCGCAGGGCACACGCCATTCAAGGCAGAAGTCTATGAGATAGCTTAAAAACTCGTGCGCAACGGACATATCGGTATTTGAAAGCGAAAAAGGTTCTATGTTTGCTTTCGAGCAGAAATTGAATTTCGTCAATTCTTTTATCCGCTCCGGATCGTCGCCGCTCCATTTCGAAATATCTCTGACGGTGGCGTAAATTTTGCGCCGCTGCTCGTTTGATATAAGCCTGCCGTCGTCGATGCGCAACTCGGCGATTTCTGAATTTTGCTGTTCCAGCTTACGCCGGATATATTTTTCAATATCCGGCGTAAGCGAAAGAACAAGCCTGCCGTTTCCGAAGTCTTCAATTTTGCCCGTTATCCGTGGGAATATTTCGTATCCGTTCATACTGCTTGTCCTTTGTGTTGATGCATGTAGATGTACTCGCTGTTGTGTCCCATGTTCTCGTATACCCACGCGTCGCAGCGTGCTTTAGATAGGTGGTGTATCATGGCGTTCCGCTCGTAGGAGTAAAGTCCGGCTTTTTCTTTTTCGCGGATGCGCTCCTTAATTTCTTCGTCCTCGTAATTCGCTTCGATGAGGTATAAATCATAGTTTTTAGCTTCTATATCCGCGAGAGTTCCGGTGTCTGTGGCGTATACGACATTGCCGGTAGGCAGGTGCAGCTTGTATCCCATGTTAGGTACGTTGTGTTGGAGCTTGAATGGATATATCTCAGTATTTCCGTAAACGTATATCGCGCCGGGCACATACACGTCAAGGTTCTTTTTTGGTATACCGAGCAGCGCAAGTTCCGGTATTAACCACGATCCGGCACCAAACCGGAGTGTAGGACGTTCTGCGGCAAGTCGCCTTATGGTTGCGCGGTTGAAATGGTCAAAGATGCGCATGGGTTAATAACACAAGGCGAAGATTTTTATAATATGCATCAATCGCCTTAAATGAAACGCCCATATCTATTGCAATAATATCTTCTATAATTACGCAATTGCCTGAACTTCCTGTTGCGATAATATTATATTTCATGCGTTATTCACCTCGCTTTCAAAGCGCCAGATATAACCTCCGGCGGATTTGCGCGTATATCCATATTCGTTCTTTTCTCCATTACATACCTGTAATATGTTTCTATGGCATATACCGGTTTCACGCGAAGCGTCAGCCCCGTTAATGAACCACCTGATGTAATTGCCGCGTTTATCATACATCAATATTGATTTTGGCTTTATATATTTATTAAAGTCGTTCATGTGGTTGCATTGTTTAGGATGAAGCTTTATAGAATGTCTTGCGTTGTGCGAACGAGAGCACCATTCTAAATTACTTATATGATTATTTTGCTTGTTACCGTCAATGTGATTAACTTCTGGTAATCCACCGGCGTTCGACAAGAACGTTTCCGCCACTATCCGATGTATGCGCATAGAACGTGTTTTTCCGTTGGCTGAGAGGACTACAGAATAATAACCGCCTTTAACATTGGTCTGCTTTAATATCAAGCCATCGGAATGTTTTTTATAGCTTTTTAATCTGCCGTGGCTCGATATTTCGTAATATCCCTCAAAGCCATTAACGCTTTTCCATACTTCTATGTTACACATCGTTCATGCTGATCTTTTGCGGTTCCTGTTGCTCGTGCTGCTCCTGCGCCGCTTCGGGTATTTCCGCAACTTCAGGCAGCAGGTTCCCGTTGTCGTTCTTGATAACGTAGGAATCGCCGTCAAATGCTCTCTTGAGTTGTGCCGACATCACGCCCCATTTGCTTATAAGCTGGCGGAGCATGGTTTTCAGCGCCATATCGCCGAATGACTTGTACCAGTATGAAGAATATTTCCACATTTCGTCCTGTGGTATCTCGTTGTTTTGCAGCTTTATATACGCTTCTGCGGAAAACGCGGGCGAATATGTATTGGCATGTTGAAGCATTTTTTCTTTTGACCAGTACAAGACTTTTTTGAATCCGTTGAGGTATTCAAAATATGACATATAGCCGATAACCGGAAGCGCGTCTCTTTCCGCGTCGTCTTCTACAAATTCGAATACCGATTTTCCGGTGAATTTGTCCCTGCCCTTGTATTCACCCTCGTGTATTTCTACAGCGTCAATGTCAAGGTAATATCCGGACCTTATAGCAAGCTGGATATATCCGCGATAACCGAGTACAAATGTTGCGTTTTTGACTGTTTGAGGAATCCATCTGTTGTTTTTGTCGGTGAGCTTTTGACCGTTCGCGTCAGTCAGATATATAACTTTACCGTCGGGTCCTTTTAACTTGTTATCGAAAGGCACAAGGTAATACTGCCCGAGTTGCGGGGAAGGCGACAAGTCAAGGCTTTCACCGAGCAAGGCGCCCGCTATGATGGATGAGGATTCACATTCTTGCAGTCCGGGGTTTACCGCGACCGCTGATGTGATGGCGGCGGTGAAAGTTCTTATGCGGTTCGGGTCTGAAAGCGTAGACGCGATAAGCTTTTGATATTGCGGGGTAGTTATCGCAACGCTGAAACGCGCTTTTTGCGGTTTAGGTTGGTTATTCAAAGATATATCCCCCTTCGTTTAAAAATTCTTTAAGCGCTTTTAACTGCGCCATTGTGCCGCGTACTGTGAAGGTTACTTCGTAGGTGGGTTCGTCGTAGGCTTCGACATCGGGAACGGAGAGTTCTTCCGGCGCTTCAAAGGCTTCTATCGCTTCCTCGACTTTATAAACCGCTTCGGAATACGCTTCTTAAGCTTTTTTTCTTTCTTCGGCGCGTCTACGTTCTTCCTCGATAGCCCTTTTCCGTTCGTTTACGATCGAAAGAGCGGATGTAACGTTGCCGTGAATTTTGTACTCGACAAGCACTTCTTCGTGGTTATCGAGCGTGGCTATCATGGCTATATCCTGCTGTATGCGGTCAAGGTGCGCTTTGGATTGTTCCTTAAGGCTTTTTAGCGTGGCGGTCAGAGTGATGTTGAGCGGGGCAGATTCATACGGCGCTTCATTCTCGGAAAGCCCGACGCTTGCGCGGTATTCATCGTAATAACGTTTAAGTTCGGCTTTTTTGCTCTCTTTAAGCCCGGATTCAACAAGCGTAATTTTCTTTTTGAGTTCCGTATCAGCTTTGTTGAACGGGTCTGTTATGCAGTCCTTATAGACTTTTTCAAACGCTTCGTAAGGCGCGAGTATTTGGTTTTTAACGTCTTTACGCCGCGTTTCGTAATCCATAAAAGACTTGTTGAGACTTGCCCTTGATTTTTTGACGAGGTTCACGGTTTCGTCCGTACACTCTAAGGCAAGCGCTTCTGCCGTGGCGGATTCTATCTCCGCTTTTATCGTCTTTAATTGCTCGATAATTACCGGCAATTGCTTGACGACAATAACATCTGTTGTTTCTGTGTTCATGGCGCACTCCTTTAAAATATCCTGTTGATGATCTCGAACAGGTATGTATTGTCAACATTGAAATCCGGGTCTTTTTCTTTTCTTGCCGCGATCTGGTCTATTGCCGCCGTGAAATACAAGCTGTCAACGCCTGCGAGCTGGTCTTTGAACACTTCAAAGTTTTTAAGGTCGAGTTCGTTTAGCTGCAACGCCATTTTTAAATATTGCCCTGCGTTAATTGTCCAGCCGCGAGCTATAAACTTTCGCGTGCGTATAATCGAGCAGAGTGGATATTTGCTGCCTGTGTAATATAATTCTTTGTTTATTATCGCTTCAAGCGCCCTTGCCGGAAGATTCACTTTATTTTCTTTGAAATCATAACTGCATGTGCAATGCACGAAGTCGTAATTTGTGTGAATTTCTTCGACTGAGCCGTAAAAACGTATCACAAGCTGGATTTTGTCTGAAAGCGAAATCGCGTTTGTGGAAAAGTAGCGCGGTCTGTATGCCGGTTTTTCGCAAGCGGCTTCCTCACTTGATTCTCCGACGTCGGGTTCAGTTTCGTCTGTCGGGTTTTCTTCATCTTCCGCCGCGATTCCGGTGCTGCGGATGAAAGCGGTTATCCTGCCGCCATTCTCTTGTATTACAACCTGTGAATCTTCGGGATGCGCTTTGTTCCATAATCCGGCGTAATAGCTTGCGACTGCGTCTGTTGCTTCTTTGGTCTTGAAATAAACGTCGTAGTCATTCACTTCCTCGCCGGTGAGTAGTGATACCAGCGCGCCGCCGGTAACGATGGCGTTCTCTTTCACTATCTCGCGGATTCTTTCGTCCGCGATGCTTTCTTCCCATTTAGACATTTTCGCTTTAAGCGCTTTGGCTATATTTTTAGAGTTCATTTTGTTTAACTCTCCTTATACTTGACAATTCGGATGTATTGTGCTATAATTGTGTTTGCATAATTCAAAGATGGACATTTTCCTTTCCGTAGCCTGCCGATTAGCCATCGGCAACCGCCGACCGACTATCGGCGGTTTTTTTATATTGCCAACACATTCGACTCAAGCGTTATGCAGCGCCCGCCGTTTGTGCCCGCTACGATAGCTTTTCCGGTTTTGTCGACATACAGGCTGTCAATGTCAAAATCAAGGATAGCGGCAGACCGCATTATAATTTCGGCAATGGTCAACAGCGCTTTCGACTTTTGCGATGGAGCGACTTCAGGTATTTCTTCTTTGGGCGTTTCCGGCGCTTCCGGGATTTCAGCACGGTCTGATTTCAACCACACCGGGTTTTCTAACCGCTGGCGCACGCCTTTAACGGTCAACGGATTTATCCGCAACTTCCGTGCTATTTCTTCGTTCGGGAGTCCCTGCTCGATAAATTTAATTATCGGTTCTCGGATTTCATCCGCAAGTTTGGTTGACATTCCATTTCTCCTTATTTTTATAAAATTTCGTTCAATCGCAATATTCCGCGCCGAGAATGGACGAGGATTACGCGCCGACCCAGCCGCCATATCGCGAAAAACGTTATGAACGCCATAACCGCGAATCCGACCGGATAATTGCCGTTAGCGGCGTTCATCAGCACCAGCACGGCGATAAGCTGCACGCTACGCCGCCACGCGCGGATAGCGGTTGAAGTCTTAATGGCGTTCATTGTATGACCTCCAGTTCGGCAAGCCGCCGCGCTACGTCGATTGAATGAAACATCTTTGTTCCGTATGACCTGCGAACAGCGGGCAAGCGGTGTTCCGGCTTTTCGCCTATGTACCTATACACCGTCTGTCGGCTACAGTTTAAGAATCGCGCAATGTCATTTATCCTTATAATGTCGCCGCCGAACGTTCTCTTGATGTTGTTGTTTATCTCCGTTGTGCGCTCTGTGATTAATTGTCGTTCTGCTCCGTTGCGCCCGCGATTAATCACTATCTTAGGCATTGTCCGTGTTGCTCCTTTCTTTTTCTTCCAGCTTGCTCAAGATTTCATCTGCCGCCGCAATGATTTGTTTTGCGGAATCGCTACTGTCGCGCCCCGCTCGCGCTCTCGTGAAGTCTGACGGATATTTTTTTAACCCCGTCGCTTTGTTTGCCGCGTCGCGTAGTTCGTCAAGTGTTATTCCCAACGCGGCGCAGCGTGCTTTCAAATTGAACGCTTCGTATTTTTTGCCTATAATAGCCAAACACCCCCTTTCCATTTCGTGGAATATTACCACCAAATTCCTATTGACAATACCGATAACGTGTGTTATTATAATATTGCTACACATTATGAATATCGCACGTTCCCGGTACGACCGGGCGCTTTCGTTATCCTTATATTTGCTAATTATTAAGAAAGCAAAACAAGGAAAATTAACGCGCCCTTTGTCAAGTGCGCTCACACCGCGACGACGGTTTTAAAAAGAAATTGTCGTATTCGGTGTTCTTGTCATATATTATAGCACATAAAATATGTAATGTCAAGACATCAAATACATAAAATGTGTACAATAATAATACATAAAATATGTACATGATGTACAAACGGAGGATCAACTAAGACAATCCCCGTGGGAACCGGCGCGGGAACCGCGGGAACCGACGAAACAAAAAAAGCCGGGTGGTTAACCCGACTTTTTATTTATTTATTTTTTTGCGTATCCCTACATACGCGCCGTGCTTGACGCGCTTATCGGCGGGGTATGGATCGTCGCTGTCGATGTACCAGCGCCCGGCGACTTGGTGCGCCGTAGGGAAGTGACCCTCACGGATCAGGCGGCGGCACGTGTCGTTTGTCACGCCGTGGGCGCGGGCTGATTAATGCTTTCATTAATTTCATTTGCTATCCTCCGATGTTTTTTGTTCTGCTTTTATTGTTCCCCCGTCTCGCCGGGTTATACAAGTAATGTTTTTCCTGCCGCGGGAGGAAATAAAAAAGCGGGGCCACCCCCGCCTTTTGCTATTTTACGTACATCGCCTCGGTGCAATTATGGGTGATCGCCTTTTTCATCGCGGCGTCAATTGCGTCGCTAAACATGTCGGGCGGGATCACGTCCCACCCTTCGGCGTCCGTCCATGCCGATATGGTTTCCGCCACAGCGCGGTTGTCGCGGAATTCGATGATTTTGCTTACGCTTACGCGAAAGCCGTCCTCGTCATCGTAGCTGGCACCGACCAGATAATCCCCCACCTCGACGGGGATCAGCGCATGTCCCATGCAGGGACGCGCGTGCGAATAGATCACCTCTGCGGTTTTGCGCCCGCCATCCGGGGCGGTTATCAACCTCGCCGCACCGTCATGGTCTCCCATGCCGCCCGTCTCACGCAGAAACGGCGGTGTTGGGGCGGAGTATGCAAGCGGGGTATAAATTTTCTCTTTCATGGCTTTTTCTCTTTCTCCCGGATTATCCGGGCTTGTATTATATATATCGTGTGCTGTCGCCGCGAATTAAGGGATAAATAAATGCTATTTTATTTTGTCGCGTATGCCTATATACGCGCCATGTGTGACGCGCTTGTCTATGGGGTACGGCTCGTCGCTGTCGATGTACCAGCGCCCGGCGACTTGGTGCGCCGAGGGAAAGTGTCCCTCGCGGATTAGGCGGCGTAGCGTGTCGTTTGTGACGCCGTGGGCGCGGGCGTAGTCGCTTAGTTTGATTATTCCCATGCTTCCGAAAACTCCTTGTCGGCAAATAATTCCGCTAATCCGGTTATCTGTTTTAGCCTTAACACCTCGTCAGGCTCCATGCCTAATTCGCGCCCAATTTTCTCATCGCTCCAGTTACGGCGCGACAGTTCCAGCACAATATCGCTCATGCCGGTAACGGTGTGCTTGCCCCGTGCACGATTATGGCGGATTGTTGCGGCAATGCGGTCTGATTTATCGGTGCGGTCTGAATTTACTATTGTTATTGGCAAATACCCATGTATGCGTTTCTTTATCTCGGGGCATTCTTTGCCCACGCGGTTACGGTGAAAGCCGTCAACAACCTCATAATATCCGTTTGCGCCCCATGCTACTATAGGCTGCGTATATCCATCCTCGCTGATACTTAGCTGCAGAAGCTTCATTTCGGGCGTGGCGACGGTGTTTGGGTTATAGTCATTCGCCTCTACCTGTTCCGCCGGAATCCATACTACACAATCCACGGGTTCGGATTTAAAAGGGCTTATATCATGTAGCGCTTGTTTGACCGCATTAAGAGCTTGTATTTTGTCGGACTCCGGTAACGATGATATTTCGGTGATCAAATTCAAAAGTGAATCCCCCACGCCAGTTTTCTCCTTTTCATAACTTTTTTGTATTTTTCATATGCGGTTGATTTCGTTTGGCTGAAAGAAAGCCCTTTGCACCAATAGTCATTACGCAGCAGCGCTTTACATATCCGTTTCCATGATGGTACAGTCTTGGCCGCCTCGTCATGGATTTCTCCCTCATCGGGTATGCCATGCGAATATCCGCGTTCTTCCCACCAGTGCAAGAATACCGCTATTTTGTTTTCATAATGTTCTTTCGTCTGCGGCGGCATACTTTCCATGAGCAATTTTGCAAACGATTCCCATGTGTGTCCGGGCGGCTTTGTAATTTTGATATTGCCCATAATGTCGCCGGTTTCGCGGACATATAGTGCGCCGCCGTTTGCACCATTAACGCGGGCAACCACTTTACCCCACGTTTCCGGCTCGATTACGTGAAATAGCCATAATCCACGGCGCTGATCGTCTCCGTATGGTTGGCAGATACGCATTTGCGACGGCGTCAATCCCGCCATATGCATGCGGTCATATAGCGGATTATATAGCTTGCCGAATTTGGCGTTATATAACCATATATCGTCTACTTTCCAGTCGTATATCGGATATACGTTATATAGCCCTCGGTTTAGCCATGTCGTGTATGTCTTATCTTCAAACATAGACTTATCAGCTTTAATGGTCCGGTAACGGTTTAAACTTTCATCGGCGCGGATTCCGACAAAACATGCCGTCAGCTTGCCTTGTCCAAACCAGTGTCCAAATTCAGGCACAAACTCCTCAAACTCCATGCCCGGACGGAAGAATGGAAAATAATCATAATCCGTTATCGCCATCTTCGGGGGCTGCCTTATCCAATCCTTGCCCTGCTCCCAGCAGCACCATTTAGGCTCATATACCGATACGGCGTTCCGTAGCGCTATCGGCAGGCACACCCAATATGGCTCGATGTAGTCGGTGTACAAATCATACATTTTCTGTATATGGTCTATTGTCAGCTTATACATACCCTCAAGATCAACCAGCAACACACCGACTTTGCGTACGCGTTTTATCGCTTCGTCCATGACAAGATGTAGCATAACGGAGCTGTCTTTGCCGCCGCTGAATGATACGTATATGCGCGAAAAATTGTCGAATATATACGATATACGCTCGCGCGCGGCATCATATACATTTACGCCTGTGTAATTTTTCGGCATTGTGTCTGTTCCTCCTTTGCTCTCAACATTGCGTTTACTTCATTCGCAGTAATGGTTTTGATTTCTCCATCGTCGGTTACGGTGCAGAAATAACGCTGTAATCTGCGCCATGTAATCTGCGATTTAACATCATATATCTTGCCGGATTCTAAAAGATATTCCGCAAACACCCCGCGAGAACCTTTTGAGTTTGAGCGAGAATAGTCTTTTTTAGGCTTCATAAAACGCCTGTCGTAGCCGTACTTTTTACTAAAACCTACGATTTCCGCCACCCAGCCCGACGGCGGTATGCTGCCTATCATTTCGGACCCATAACCGGGCGAAACACTATCAGCGATATCCCGGTATAGTTTATACATCGATCTGACGTCTTCGCCAAATAGCTCTATTTCTAATATTGCTTTCATACCGTTTTGACCGCCTTCCTTTCTTTTCATGCTCGGGGTTGCGACCGAGCCTCCCGCATTAACCGCCCGCAGGCGGCCGCTCTGCGTTTATTCGCCGAACATTGCCTTTTCTAATCTTTTTGCTTCTTCTTCGTCGGTAAGTTGCGCCTTGAGTTCCTGTATAGCGATCGAGCAGTCGTTTTCCGCATAAACTGCTTTTATGCCTTCTGACTGCGCTTTTCCCACAATCGCCCTCGCCAACGCAAGCAATTCTCTGTACGGATCATCGTCATGTAAATATTCTTCGGGGTTTCCGTATTCGTGTTTAGGAAGTTTGTCGAGCAGCGCATTGTACTTTTCAATGATGTTTTCCATTTTAATTCTTTCTCCGTTTTACGCCCGGTCGGCTTAATTTGTATCTCTCTTTCTTTCTGATCTTATTATAGCATATAACCGCGCAAAAGTCAAGCATATTCCCGCGTATTTACAATTTGTTTACAATATTTTGCAAATAAAAAAAAAG